TCGCCTATTTGTTTTTGAGTATAACCATTTTTTAACAAGTCCCTAATTTTAAAAATATCTTTTTCATTTAATTTTCTCAAATGATGCTTTTCGCCTCTTCGATCTGAATGAGGACGAAGCTTCAATTTTTCTAATGTTTCTTTCGAATGTTTTCTTCCTCTTTGATCGGCAAGTCTATTTTTATTTTTTGCATCTTGTATATTTTCTTTTTGCGTTCCAACCCATAAATGTTCGGGATTAATACATTTTTTATTGTCACATGAATGACAAACTTGGTTGCCTAAAGGTATTTCCCCTTTAAAAAATTTATAACTTTCTCTATGAACTGAACAATATTTTGAATTTATAGTTATTTGTCCATAACCAGTTTTTGAAATTTTTCTTTTCCAATCCCAACAATCTCCATTCTTTTTTATTCCATTTAATAAACGACATTTTAAACCGCATTCTTTACATTGAGAATTTGGTTTATAAATTTTATTACAATAATCGCATTTTTTTTCTTTCATAATGACCCCTTGTCATTATTACTTATAACACATTACCCTTAACCATTCAATTTTAAACTCCTCGTGGAAGTAGCTTCCCGGCTTTACGTATCCATAATATTTGAAGATCAATTTGAACATCAGATTCTTGCGCACCTGTTGTCATTTGTAAATTTGAAAGTGTCCATTCAATAGTAATAAATGCGCCTCGAACCGGACAGAAAACTCTTTGAAAATTCTTTGATGCTTCTTCCCCAGAAATACGATAAGTTGGCACACTTGCATTAAAGAAAGTATCGGATTGAGAATTTTGAGGAAGAATATTGACAGGACTTGAATTATTATAATCGACATATACTTTTAGTGAAATTTCCCCATCTTCAGATCCGTTTGCAGTAGAAGTATCATCCATAAGAATATCAATGAATCCTAATTGGATATTTTGACCTTCATCTAGAAAGTTAAACTTTTTACTAACGATTCTAAAGTTATCTTTAACACTTATTTGACCTCCACCAATATATGTACCTGGCGTATCGGTCTGAGGAGTACTAAATTCCTGTGTTGTAGGATCATATAAAAACAATCTAAAACTATTAGAATTAATAACATCTACTTCGAAAATTCCACCATTTAAATTAGCAAAAGGTGTTCCTATTGGAATTCCACTAATTTGGATTATTTGACCTTCTTGACCAATTTGGAAGTTATGATCGATCACTGTTAAAACGGTTGGTAAAGGAGAATTACCGACAATATTGCTAATAGCTAATGTAACATCATTAGTTACTTTCTTATCTAAATAAACAACATAACCTTCTTGATTTCCTCCAACAATATCCGGGAAAAGTGCCGGCGTATCAAACCAAGCATAATTCTGAGAACGCCATGGCGAAACAGTACCTGCCCATGTTCTAGATGTCTGAGGCTGAAATGTTCCTAAAGCTGTAAATGAATCAATATAAATTCCCAATGTGTCTTTTTCATAATTATAAACAAAACGACGATTCGGAAACTTGGCTCCCGTTGGTTGATAAGGATAAGTCCAAAAAGCCAACCTTTTCTGGAAGTTTCTAATACCATATACGCGTTTGGGGCCGGAAAGTTGATTTTGAAATAGATAAACAAGATCTGGAATCTTGATATCAATTCTTTCGCTCTTATAGCTATCGCATTCAACAATACCTTTATCACCAATGCCAACTAAAGACGTATCAAATTGAATAGCACTAAATGTGCTTTCAGCTCCAAGTTCGCTATTAACTTTCTCGATCTGAAATGGCGCAATTGATCGGCCAGTATAACGAAGTTGCCAAGTGCTGCTTTCGCAATAAACAACAAGATTGTCACGAACAAAACCAACTGAAATAATATTTTCTGAAGTAGGAATATCAAGAAAACCTCCTTGGCCTCTAATGTCATCTCTCCAAGCGTTAGTCGTAAAGGGGCTGCCTATTGCTGCCCATCGTATCCTATTTGGATAAGATACCGAGGTGGCTAAATTCGCCCCTTCTAAAGTATTAAATACAACCAATCTTCCACGAAATGGGATTATACAAAGACATTGAGTTAATAGATTGCCAGCCGCATCAATAACAGGAGCAAAAGTTGTCCAAGTTATCCCATCTGTATAACGAATGGGATCACCGGTAATTCCTGAAAAGTTAGTGACCCAAAAAAGTTTAGCATTAGCGGCGCTAACCCAATAATTTGTTGTCCAAAATAAATCGGAATCATCACCAGTCCAAACAGTTCCCGGAATAAATTCTTGCCATGAAGTACCTACAAAGCGATAGGCATATATGGTATCAAAAGCGATGGTCATTTCATTATTAATAGTATTTAATTGGCGTGAACGCAATCCCATGACAGGAAGGCCAGGATAATAACTAAACAAATATAAATGAACGTTTTGGCCAGGGGCTGCGCCTGCTGTACTTACACTAAATGCACCTGTCGCATAATTAATAATGCCAGTTCCTGAAAATGGAGCTGATAATGTTCCATTTGGAGGTGAGTTTTCTATAAATGTACCAAAGGCATTAACATGAATATTAACCATTCCTAAGACAATACCAGAGTTTTCACTAGCATTTATATAACCTAGAGAAACAAGAATTGTAAAAAGATTACCTGAAAAATTCCCCGATCCATCCGTGACACCTAAAAGAGGGGATCCGGTAGTTGGATAATTAATAAGATCTCTTCGAAGTCTTCCAAGTAATTGACAACCTTGTTTACGCTTAAGTTGTTCTCTGAATATATAAGCATTCTCTAGAATCGGATAAGCATCATTTGGCAAAATGAATTCCTGCCTATTTTGTACTAAGCCCGTTTCATTGCCTTTAATGTAAAGTGGTTGATATCCTGCCATATTACCAATAATATCCTATGCCATTAACACCACCAGCCGATGGAGTCACAGAGTTAAAGATTGTTGGATTCGGTGTGAATAATTCTTCAATAGCTTGGCGCTCTAAAACAAGAGCTTCCTGACGTTGAAATCCTTCTGATAAGTTAGACACGCCCTCAAGATCTTGACGCTCTCTAAGGATCTCCATTGCGGCTCCATAAGCGATATATTGCCACCATTGATTTAAAATAGGTGTATCAGTTTGCTGCATGAATTGAACTGGAGTTAGAAAAGTTTCTACCTCAATCTTATGTATCAATTTTGGTACAGGTCGAATAGTAAATTCGTTATTCCAGAATAATAAACTATATGGTCGTCCTGTTTGATATTGACTAACCCAAAGCGTCATCTGAGTTCCAGCCGCTGGAGCAATAGGAAATACAAGGCTGAAATTTCCATTTACATAATTAACAGTACCAATATTTTGAGGATTGTTTAAGCCAGGATTGCCCGTATTATTATTATACATTCCTGGTAAAGCTGGATTAGTCGTTTGAAGGGGAACAGATCTAACAGCATTAGGCGTTAATAACTGCAAATTTCCATTACCGTCATCATTCACACTAATTGGAGAACCATTTTTATCTACTCCCCCTAAAACAACTTCCTTACTCAGGAAAGGGCCTTGAATATTAAAATTAAAAGTTGTAGTTGTTCCATCACCATTGATAGGTTTAAATTCTGTTGGAAATCTTGGCCATAAAGCATAAAATTGTTGCCGATCCTTAAAGAAATTTCCTTGAATCCCTTCAACATACATTGGCGCTCTTACACCTTGATTGAAATTAACATCTAAAGGATAGCGATCTCTATTTGGCTCCGTAAAGAACGTATATACAGATCGCATTTGATCAATTTTAATTCCATAAGGGAAATCCTGACTGTAAAAAACATTTACCGCCTGTTGAATGTCTGTCGATTTTAAAGACAATTCGCCTGAAGATGCTGTTAAACGGCGCACTTTCTGCTCTATTCTTGCATAGGTTGAATCTGCGGGAGCAATGGGCGATGTCATAAATTTACCTTATATATGTAAAGCGGCTTTACAAATTAGATCTCCAAGGAGAACAACTTAATATTACAAAATAAAAACCCTAAAAAGAGGCTGGAACAAGCAAGTGCAATTGCTCGCCGTCTTCATCCTTGTCTAATGGTGATTCATCTTTTTTTAAAGCTTGACCATCAATAGTCACAAGACCACTACGTTTAGGCATCTTCACGTTATTAACTTCTTTGACCATTCCGTAAGGAATGTCATAGACTTGGCCAGGAATCAAATGCCACATTTGAATTGGATCGCCAGCCCATCGACAATAAGGTTTTGATAAACGTTCATGTTTACCACGAGTATTCAAATATTTAACTTTAACTATGCGAGCATCTTCTTTCTTCTCTTTCTCGCATTTTGTTTTAATGGAAGGATCCATAGATTTAAAATCATCAAAGACAACTGAATTGGTTAAAGTGTTAATCAATCCATGTTGTTCTCCCGAAGCTGTACACATGACGACATGAGCCATTTAATTACCTCTGTTATTTAACGATTGAAAAGGGACAAAATCTGTGCTGTTATTATATTCTAAATTTCTTGAACCTGCCGGAGCAACACTAGCCGGCTGGGAAACATTCCCCGAAGGAACGACAAAAGGATCAAAATTAGTTGTATTAAGATCTAAAACTAATTGCGTCCCATTATTCGAAAGTACTGTTGCCACTAATCCATTTGCTTGTGACATTCCATAAGAATAAGGAATATTAAGACGGACTAATTGCCCAAAAATATAAGTATTTGCCGCTGTAACTACTTCTATCGAAATGGTCACAATAGCCGGATAAGTATTTGTTAATGCCGTAATCTCCAACGTACTTGGTATCTGGATAACGCCGGGTAAGTACTGATTCGAGTTATTCGGAAATGTCATCTAACCTCATAAAATAAGGAGGGTTTTACCCCTCCTTATCATCTAGTTTTCAAACTTGTATGCGATCCAGTTAATTTGATCCAAGTTAGCACCAGCAGGGGACTGAGCGCCACCGGCAAGGAACATATATGGAGTAAATTGACCTGTATGGAACGGAGCCTTCACAAAGTCATAACCAGTTTGAACGCCTGTAAGAGGGTTAAACTGTGTGTTTTGTCCAGCTGGTGCAAAAGTTGCCCATAATGGCGCTGTCGGTGAAGCTGTAGATGCTGGGAATGCAAATGCAGTAAAGGCACTTGTATCAATATCCACTGTCACGTTATATGCACCAATATTAGAAGTTGCTCCCACAGCATTAACAGCTATGATATTTCCAGTAAGTTGATTAATTTGAGTCATACCATATGAATAAGGCACACTGAAATGAATCTTCATACCTACTACATAGTAGTTACTTGGATCGACTGAAGTCGAAACAACGGCTTGTGTAGCATTAGAAATGTTAGTGATATATAGGAACTCTGGATCAACTGCATTAAATTGTGAAATTCTGCGTGTAAATCCAGCAGTACCAGCACTTGCAAAGCCATTGCCTGCGGTAGCTGGTAGACCTAACAATGTATAACCAGAGCCAGAGACTGAACTGATTTGGAAATCCATTCCACCAATTTGCAACATTCCAGTTGTGCCATATAGTCTCACAACATCACCATTTGAATAGGTGTTAGTCTGTGCAACTACTGCTGGGTTAGCTGCTGTAATCGCTGTGATAGCATTAGCGGCTTGCGCTTCAACTACTGGGACTTTTGTTACATAAGTGAAACCGTTTGATGCTGTAGATGTCGCAAAAGTATCAATTTCAATCGCATTAACTGAAGCTGTTTTCTTCCAACGTATCCCATTATTTACAGCCGTTTGACCAAGGCCAAATTTAGGGCCGAACCATTCAGAACGAATCACAACACCAGTCGCTGGAGCAAGTGGAAGTTGTGTCATATTAGTAGTTACAAAATAATCTGCTGAACTTGGCAAATTAATTTTAACGCCTGCACCTGTAGAGGTGAATGTATTACCTGTTAAGATAGTAAAAGGCATGATCTATTTCTCCTTATGATGGTTGGAATGTTGTCGCATTCAGACCAGAGATCCAATTTTGGTTTGTAATCGCGCGAGCAATCGCAAACTTCGCATATAGTTGACTGTTTTGTGAAACAGACGAAACAACCCATGGCGGACGGTAACCGATAACAGCGGTGTAGTTATTCTGTTCAATCTTGGCTGCAGCTTCTAAACCATACATAGGGATTGTATAAACAGTATTACCTTTAAGTGATGCTCCAGGAATCTTTGCAGCTTTAGAAGAAACAAAGAAACGGAATCTAGAGATCGAACAATACTCTTCTGGTCTTAGACCTTCTTGTGCAGGATATGCATTTTTAAGCAATACACCTTGTACTTTCTGAAGATCGTTTGTCAAATTTGTATTTGCAAGCGCTATAAAAGCATCTCTAGTAGGGCCTGTAGCAAATTTATTCATTGCATCTATGCTTACAAGCATTGTACGCGCATCATTACCAAGAAGAATAGTTTCAATATTATTAACATCGTTCAAGGATATGTTTGAAGGCTGATCGCCGTTTAAACCACCTGTGGCATTAATATAAGATACACTAGAACTGAAAAGGTCGCGCATTAGCAAATCTTCTTTTTCTCTTACCCATTGTCCTAATAATGCTGTAAACTTTGTTAGAGTCTTGCTATTTTCCCAAAGCACACACTGGGATCTATTACTTTCAGCTCATAGTTAAGCTTACTGACCACTTTGTTTATAGTCTCGGTGGACTTTTATTGTGGCGGACGGTCTTGTTAATCCCGTCTCAATGGCTTTCACCATTGTTTAGACTATCGCTTACCGCATTAAAATAATGCAGTCCATCTCACTTAGTCGTTGCGGCTCTGCCTTAATTATGTTATCATTAACGTATATAACAACGTTAGCAATGGATTTCATATGATTGATAAATACATTCGCAAAATTTATCCAGAAACAATTTGTGCCTATATGGCTGGCATTGTTGATGGTGAAGGTGCCCTTACTTCCGGAACTTATGCTAAAGCCAAGAATGGTAATCCTTGGTACACAACCTATCTTATCATTAGTTCCACTGATGAAATTCTCATCGACTGGCTTGTTGATAATTTTGGCAGCAAAAAGTTTAAATACACTAGAAAACAAACACCTATAAACAGTCTTAAAACTGTATATAAATGGCAATGTACCGGTGATAGACTTCTTCATATATGTGAAATTATTTATCCCTATCTCATCATTAAGAAAAGACAGGCTGAAATCATCATGGAGATGGTTAGATCGGGTAAACAAAAGTTTTATTGCGTTGGTCAATCTGGTCCTCAAGTTAAACCTGAGATCCATGAACTTCGCGCTAAACTTTGTCTCGAACTTCGTAATCTTCATGCTAGAAATCGTTCCTATAATTAAGAGTTGCCTCTGGTTACCTTGAGTTTATTAAACTTTTAGGCCTTCCAAGATATTTAGAGTTGGTTTATAGCAGGCTGTGCATAATTTTTTGACCTGCTCATTTGTAACAATTGATTTCGCATAAATTTCCATTGTTGCGTCAATATCGCTACGAACTGGAACTTCAGATGCTGGATCAATACCAGAACCATCAAGTTGACCGCCATCTGTAGATAGACGCTCAAAACGTGACATACGTGTAGTTTTACCGATATAAGCTTCGGCATGATGAAGATCGACTCCGAAAGAGTGGATCAAATTGAACATTGGAGTTGACAATAGATCTTCAGAAGCCTGCACTGGCAACTCTGGAGCAAAATTGTTGATATTTGTAATTCCGGTAGGGAATGACATGGTTGACCTCGTAAGTTAATGATATTCACGTTCACTTGGCAAGGTGAACTTATCAGCCTACGGAGGGCAACCCGTGATTTAGCCCGGTGGGAGGACAACCCACAACATCCAGTCCGAAAACAATAAATTACATATTTAAATATTTATGTTCAATAATTAAATCAAATTTTATTTTCTTGTTCCTCAACAAGAAAATATAGCCAATTTTTAAAACAAGCGACAGTCTTGTGATTAGTTATCAAACTTAAAATTCCATCCGATTCAATCAAAATTGTTCCTGCTTGTAACCGAACAGCACCCATATTTGTTTGTATTATAAAATTTCTGATCCTCTCTTCCATTAGCTTAATCCTTTCATAGCTTTCTGCATTCTTGTCCAATTAGAGGCTTTTCTTGATTCATCTAAATGCGTAGCTGTTAATGCTTGACCTGTACTTGTTACAGTTGGTGATGAAGCGCTCTGAGGTTTATTAAAATTCGCTTCTGCTTTTTTCTGATCTTTTTTAGAATCAGCATTAGGAACTAATCGTTTAACGGTTTGATAAACCGATGCCCATTTATCAAAGCCATCTGGTGAATGTTTAAAAGCTCCGGCAACTTCAGGATAATGATATTCTAAATAATCTAGATTTTCAGTTGAACAAACTTGATTAAAATCTCTATAAGTGGAAGTTAATCTTTCAGGAAATTCCGCTTGTTCACGTTCTTTACGCTGTTTGGCTGCTTCTATTTCACGCTTTGCTAATGCTGCGTTAACTTTCTTATCAATACGCTGCTCTTCAGTCTCTTCACCATTGTCATATCCATTCTGAGATTGGGGAGCATTATATTGTTGTTTATTTAATGCTGCTTCTAATGCTGCTTTTAAGGCTGCCGCTTCTTCAGCACTCTTTCTAGCTTGCTTCTCGATTTCTTCAGCACGTTTACGCTCTATAGCTCTAGCTTCCCGAAACTTATCCCATTCCGTTGCTGTTTTAGGCTTTTCCTCTTTACTATCCGATTGAGAAATTGCTAAATTTTCTTGATTTTGAACAGGATTAATCTTATCTTCTGTTTTTACTTCAGATATTGTTGTTTGTTGTTGTTTCTGCTCTTCCATTGGTGATTTCCTTATATGTATACTGATAAAGCCCAAAAGATTCTCGAAAAAGAGATGAATAAAATTAACAAGAATCTCATGAAAAGTTTAAATAACTATCGAAAAACTGTTACTTTTATGATAGCTGATGCCCCAATAGGGGTACTCTGTTTGCCTAAAGCCATCGAATCAATCCTCATCGGCCAAGACTGTCTTCGTGTCTACGATCTTCTCGATCGCGATCTTACTAAAATCAAAGGGCTCGGAAGTGTGCGCCTCGAACAACTTACATCCAGCCTTAATCAATTCCTCGCGATGAACTAACATATATTCTTCTTGAGATAGCATATCTATATCATGTTCATGGCGAATATATTCCCAAAATGTTCCCTTGAAGAATGCAACACTCCAGGCTTGCATTGTCTGATATCGTTTATCAACGACGATGCTAGTTCCTGCAAGTTCGGCCATTACCATAGCACTAGGAAGAATCCATAGACGTTTGGTAAACTGATCTAAAGGCTTATTATAAAGAAATACGGCCTGATTCGGCCTAGGTGCTGGTAGATATGGCCATGCATAATATTTAAACCTCTTAGCATTCTTAATAAGAGGATCGCTAGCAATTATCCGAATAACACAGAATTCATCCTCATCTATCTTGTCTCTATAGAGGCGTACACATTCTCTTAATTGATGCGTAACATCATCAGTCATTGCATGACCAACTTCTAAAGCATCATATTTGGTTGTATCGGCTAAAGCTTTTTGAGACAGTTCTCCGGCTGTTACTCGCTTAGTCATCAATAATCATACTCGTTTATTTTTTTGTGTGGAACTGGTCTATTTTTTCCTTCCATTGCAAGGAATGCACCAGCTGGATCATTCGGAATACCAGCAGGCATTGGATTGACGCGCATTTCCCATTGATCATTAGGAATAGCCGGGCCAAATCCTTTTTTAACAACATCAGCATCTTTGCGTTTAACTGAATCAACGCCATGCACAGTTTTTTCTTTAACCATGATAAATCCTTTCAATGTAAAGCAGCTTTACAAATGGGATGATTGTCTTAAATCATCCCATTTATTTAGTAATCCATTTTATTCTTTTTAACATATTTAGCTAATCCATCAACGGATTTCTTATATTCCGCTGCTGTATTCATCTCGCTTGCATAGCGAAGATCAGCCATTTCCGTTTCTTCTACTTTGTTTTCCCAATGAGCATTGCCCAAAGGAAATTTAAGCCCTTCTTTAGCTTTTTGTGCAGGCTTATCACCTCTGCTATCTACATTATTAACTGCTTTATTGAGTGCCATTTTATACCCCTTTTAGCCGATTGCGGCCGTTTGTTCTTCTTGTCTAAAACTAGGATGATTGCTTTTCGAACCCTGTGTTAGTTTAATAATTTCTGCCATCTCTAGATTTGTTCTAAAATTGGCTAAATCTAAATCTTCTAATTCCACCATTTGTCTAACAATATCTAGATCAGCTGCTGTACGTTTATGCTCTGCTCCAGCTTCTAGATCGTCGATCCTAGCTTTAGTTTCTTCAACTTTCGCTATATCTAAACGAGCTTTAGCATAAGCGCCCATTATTTTGCTATTATCTATTTTCTCTTGTTGAGCTGCTTGCGCTTGTTGAGATTGCTGTTCCGCTTGGTTTGCCTCTTCCATCTCTGCTATGACTTGTTTCTTATTAGTGATGAAAGCCGCACGTAGAATTGACTTATCGGCAATATTCATTCCTAGTTCTTTAAAGTGAAGTAATTGCTGAAGCTCTGTTTGGCGTTGTGAAGTGGAGTAATTACCTTCTTCAACAGAGATGGCATATTTTTGAGCATGTGCCGTAAAGAAACGCGGATCCGCATCATGACCAAGAATGTTGCGAATTTTACCTTTACTGAAGTTCTTTCTAATCGCTGCGAGACGGATTTTACCATATAATCTTTGGGTATAGTCCAACTTGTCGAAAATAGTTTGCAACGTTGTAAGACCTGCACCCTGTCTGAGCATAGAAAGAATTCCAGACTTGTCGTCTGTCGCTGCTCCCAAAAGTTCTTCGTTAACACCTGAAATCCTTGTTATATCTTCAGATAAACTTGCTGATAATTGTAATAAAGATTCTGGAATTGCCGCGGCTTCTATTCTCTGAATCTCATTTGGCAAATGTCCGGCTTTAAGAGGAACTAAAAAGCCTTCTCCGGTCTGTCTAAATGCCTTAATATCTGTTACTGCATCAACTGGGAATATCCATCCAGAATTAATCTGAGACTGTAATATTTGTAATTCTATTCCCTTACGCATATTGTAGAGCCATTGTGGATCTCTAAGATTCCTAATAATACCCATGCAGCGCCATGCATATGATTGAATATCTGGCTCATAATAGCACATGGAAGGCACAAATGGATAATCATCGGTATTTAATAAATTTTTTCCATGATAAACAACCTTGCCGCTTAATGTGATAACAAGTTTAACAGTAGGTATCTGAACCTCTTTTGTGATTAACCATGGTTGTTGCGCTAATGTGCGCTGCATCATATCATCATCATCTGATTCGTCTTGTTCCCATTCGATCGCTTCGCCACTCTTAGGATCTAAAACAATAGTTCCTTTCCGTGAGGTGCGATAGTAAAATTCATCATAACTAAATAAGTCATTCATAGAGATATTAAGAAGCTCTGCTTGCACTGGGAAGCGACCATCTTTAATTCCACCGGGTTTCATCTTATCTATTTCTTTTCCATATCCCGGCAATAACTGCTTAGCACCCTGTTTGTTAACCCATCTACGACGCCAAATCCCATTACAGTCGGAAAGATCCTGCTTGCGGAAATACTGATCTATCAAAAAATTATTATATGATACACAATCAGTAAAAAGATCGCCTGAGATAGGGTCAAAGGTATAATCAGGATAAAGATGAAGCAATGTCATACCAGTGTCACAAGCGCCTTCAAATGCTTGACTTTGATATTCCTGATAACCGTCTCTATCATCACACCATTTCATTGTAGTATTATATTCATCCGCGAGTGAATCATCATTGTCATGTGCAGGAATAGTTATAGTAGATTTTCTGTTCTTCCTCTGATATCCACATATCATATTGATATGGCGTCTAACAAGATTTAGAAAGAACTTTTGAGGCATTCCATTAGTATTATTTCCAAGACCATATGAGGCATTATATAAAGATTGATCGCCGACTTTGAATCTCTTATCAATAGCTCCTTGCATCCATAGCGAGGAATTTCCTGGATAATTGGCTTGATAGAAGAAATCTTGCATCTGTTTAAGATCTTTCATTCCTAAATCAGTCGGATCGACATAACCTAAACTATAATTACCATTTTCATATGAACCCACAGAGATGACCTATTTTAAGAATTTAGCTAAGACTTTTGCTTCCTCGATAATAAGAAGTATTTCATCTTTATATTCAACTTTAGAGTATGTATAAGGATCAATAAATACTAAATTCCCAACAGATAATTTTGTTACGTCATCTCCAATAGCAACAACTTCATACTGTGTAGGGGCTTTTTCCTCGACAAGAAGGATGGTTGATTTCTTTTCTTCTTTGAAAGGTTTAATAAGAACGCGAGTACCTAAAGGAATAATCATAAAAACCTCATTAATATCTAAATAAAATTTTATATCACAAAGCGAATTATTTCTTTATAAATATCCTGAATAATTTTGATTTATAAAACCATAGCCTTCATCGCCATAGATTTTACGCTTCATTTGCTCAACGGTTAAATATTCATCTGGATTATTAAATTCCCCTTGTGGGAAGGCTGTAGTACATGCATAACGCAGCGCATCGCATATATGGTCATTCTTCTTAATCGGCTTATCTTCTCCTCGATCAGCCGCCTTAGAATCCCATGCATAAGATTGCAAATGTTCTCGCAATATCTGACATGATTTATGGATGACTAGATTCTTTCCTGAGATAAATTTACCTGTGATTTTAATACCCAATAAGACATCGTTGTTGGCATCCAATACAGGCAAGTCAGCTTGCCGGAGGGCAATTTTGAATGATGCGGCCGCTGGATCAACATAAATCGCAGAAACATTTTTATAACCGATGAAGTCTTTGATGTCTGATACAAGCTCTGCATCAGTTTTCGAACGACCTTTTGTGGTAGAATCCCAATAATATTCTTGCTCCACTCGAATTTGCGGCCATTTATTTGGAGTAATAGCGCATAAAACGGCCGCTGTTGCGTTAGTCGTCCCATAGTCAACACCTACTATATAATAAGTTGGAGGAGGGAAAGGATTGGCATATTCGTTGAAGTGATCATATGTGTCATAAACAGCTCCTTGAGCTAATGCCCATTCACCTAAGATAAAACGCTTATACCACAAGCCAGTGTAAGAAGCTTTAATACGCCTTTTATATTCTTCATCAAGGATTGGATTATCTTCGAGATTAAAATTCCAATAGACAACATCTAATTCTTTAGCTCTATCAATATAATCTTTCTTAAGCCAATGAGAGGGGCCATCAGGGTTACAGGTAGCAAATAGTTTAGCACCTGGCACACTCAAACGAGATTCTAGCATCTTCCAAAATAACTCAGGAATACATGTAGCTTCATCAACATAAGCTTGAGCTAAAGTTGAGCCTTGTATCGTTGATACTGCTCCCACGTCTGGAGCACCTACGAAATACAAGGTCTTACCAAATAACTTAGTCTTCATTGTTTTAGGTGATGGCAAAGGAAAGCCGAGTAATTGATACATAGTTTTAAGTATGTTTCTGTCAATACTGCTTCGGTTAACGCCAACTATCATAGCCTCATCGCCAGGGCCATATTGCAACTCATGAATGAATCTACGGATGCTAGAGAATGTCTTACCTGAACGAACAGCACCCACCCATATGTTAAACGCATGAGTAGATTCTAAAAAGCTCTTATCTTGCTTAGGGCTAGATATCATTATTTCTTATTTCTCAATTCTTCAATGATTTCTAATGCATTCGCAAGCTGGGCTTTGAGAATCATATTCTCATTATCAGAATTGACATTAATAAGATTTGGAGGGACTTGAGACTTAAGGTCGAGCTCATTCTTTACTTCTAAAGCATGTCTTATCTCTTTAAGCTTACGTTTAAGGTCTTTCTCTTTGCCTTTCTCAATAATAGCTTCTTGTGTATCTATTAACTCATGATCATAAATATGTGCCGTTTTGTTATAGACATGAGCAGGTATTCCAGTTTTATCAAGACATGCATATTGCTCACGTCGCATTGCCAATCTATTTTTAGCTATAATAATGGCGTCGGCAAAAACAGGCGAACGTTTGGCGAACTCTTCTAATCTTTGAGTAGGATAATCTTTGTTAAAAGTAAAACCATAAAGACGTAAAGAATCGGCTTTTAATGACCATTTTAATAATTCTTTTGCTTCTTCTTCTAGATCATATTTGCGAGGAGCGCCGTTTGTAGTTGAGCCCTTGGCATATTGATTACCAAGAGGAGGGCGAGGAGGAACGTTTTTCTTTTTTTTCTCTTTTATTTCTGTCATATGTCTCTCTTTCTAAGAGATAGACATAAATAAAATTATAATTTAAATCAAGTATTAGCTTTATATTTCGTGATCATACCGCAAGCGCGACTGCATGTTTTGGTATTATAATATTTGTTAACCATATAGGTTTTATTGCATATGGGGCATCTCTTTTGGATATCATCAATGCCTGATTTTTGTCGATGCTTAGACTTACAGTTTTGGGAACAAAATTCTTGAAGATATTGTTTTTTGACTGTGAGTTTATTGCATTGCTTACAACGCATGATTATTTTTTTCTAATTCCTTTTTAGATCCCCATTTCAAATCAAGAATCAATACGCTTAATGGAAATTCTCTCAAAAGCTCTTCCTCATAAGTTTGAGGTCTAAAATCAAGTCGAAAGAATTCACAAGATACATTATGAAGCTTGTTTGTTTCTTTCATGCATACCATTAATCGTCCAATCATATTTTGCATGAATGGAATATCATTATACAAACATTCAGCAATGCCTAATTTCTTTCCGAAAGCAAATTGGGGTTCTTTATTTTCCATTATTTTTCTTTCTCGATATAATCATCAAAATCTATCTTTTCAGTAACAAAAGAGACATCCCATCCATGTTGTTTACATAGTTTGAGATGTCGCATGGCTAAAGAAGGGCAACCAATAAGATTAGCAAGGAAGATAGCATCTTTCGTCACAGGATAAAATCTTTCTTTGCCATATATATTTTTCCGAAAGACTTGGATATCCATGCTTACCTTTTTATTTGTTATTATTTTTACTATTATACCAAAGTGGGGCTATTTGCATAAGAATAGAAGTATGTGATTTATTTTCATCAAGAATCAAACATATTTTAAGAGGAGCAAGATTTGGATGTCTATTTGCCCAAACTTTTACTGTTTCATCTTTAGAATGATAAGCATCGTTAAAAAAATCTGATCCGAAAGCCCAAGTGATCATTTCGGTATATTCATTTTCAAATTCTTTAGCTATTTTGACTTGTTGGAGGTGTTCTTCACTATTTTTTATATATTCATCTTGAGGAGAGCAATCCTTGCAATCAGAAGATTTGTTATGATATTTCTCTTTTAATTCCAAAATTGTAAGCATGGATTTTATTGCTTCCTTTAGATCACTTTCTCTTTCACTCATATCGTCCTCTTTTTTTATATTTGAGTATTTAAAACTTTGATTATAATAAAATAATCATTCACGTCTGATATTATTTGTTATGTTCGTTTTTGTTGTAGGTTATTTACTGTATCGAGTAAGGCTTGTGCCGCGGTGGAAGTTATCTTCATTTTTCGTTGTAGTAATGTTCTGGAGATGATTGGATGCTGTTTCATGATCTCAAGAACTTGAGCAATTTTCTGTTTTATTGAATTATCTTCTATCTGCTGTGACATTTTTTTTAAATTTACTTGTGTTTTTATCAATTCTTTAGCAAGTTAAGCCTTGCATATGATTGTCATGTATGGTTATCATATTACACTTGCAATATAAAGCGCAAGGGATTATTATTTTATTTCAACGATGAGAATGAAATGTTAATACAGCTAGACTTTTTCCATGAGAAGACAGAGATTGAGCTTTTCCAAGAAGAAATAAGTCTCTTGAAGAAAAGCCAAGACAAATTACGCAAAGCATTATTTGCCCGGCATGGCGAATTAGCTAAAAATTACTTAGATCTTAAAGAACGATTAGAAATCATTGAGAGGAATATATGTCACAACTCAACCATGAAGTTAAATTTAAAGAAACAATGATACAAGTTGAAAAACTCAATGAGTATTTTGCTAAAGGTTGTAGAGGTGCTGAAAACATGGATATTATTTGCATGCATATTGCGGCATCTTTGCATCATGGGGTTTTAACAGAAATGGAATATGAAAGAATGCCTAAGCTTATTGCTCAAATTAGGAAAGCGTTTATTAAAATTGCTGAGACAATCGAAGATTTAAAAGAGAAATAGAAATGGAATTTGAAGAATTAAATCAAAAAGAACTTCCTGAAGGCGTTGATACAGCTATCAGAAAAGGCATTAACGATATTTTAGAGGTCTTAAAAGATATCGATTGTGAAGCATTTCATTTACAAGGGCCTTTGTATATGTGTGATATTCTCTTAGCAACCCTTTCGATTGTTTTGACAGCTGGATATGAAGAAGAATCAGATAAAGAAATCAATAAAACATTTACAGAGTTATTGAAAATCAATATGGAAAGCAAGCGAGCTTTTGATAAGCGAGTAAAGAAAGGAATAGAATAAACAAATAGGGGAGTGTAGTTCACTGGTAGAGCATTGGCCTGTTAAGCCACTGGTAGGTGGTTCGATCCCACCCATTCCCTATATTGTGCTGTAGCTTAAAGGTAAAGCAGCTAACTCATAACTAGCCGATTAATGGTTCAATTCCATTCAGTACAAACATTGTTGATGGCTCATTTATTGAATGTAATATGCGCTACAACACGTGCCATCTTTTTAAAAGGAGTAAATGAGTGATGAAAAAGCATCGAATTACATTAAATCTAGGGATACTTTCTTTATTTTGTATTTTATCTTTAGCTGAATGGTTATGGCTTATGAGTATGTTATCAATGACCATGGGTTTATTTTTGATATTGCTTGCGATAATAAAAATGTTATGTCTAATGGCAATGTTGATGCAATTAAAAGTGACTTCTACCGACCAATATAAAGAATAATATAACACAAGTAAATCATTGTCCTACCTGCAAAACGCTTGTCAAATACAATACAAGAAGTGACGCCTTCTATTGCTGGCAATGCAACGAATGGTTAGAAAAAGCATGCTCTGACGAAACATGCTATTTTTGTAGTAAAAGACCTAACAAACCCTTAACAAAAATAAACGACGACCATGGGAATAAATTGGCTAACTTTCGATGAACGCGAGAAAATAGAAAATTTACTAAACCGCCAATATAGTTATCAGAAAATAGCCGATGAAATAGGCCGTTCTCTTCGTTGTATCAAATATGAAATTAAACGAGGAGGAGGCCGAGATAATTACAAAGCGGTTAATGTAGCTACGCGCTTTATGAAAAGATTCACTGACGAAGAATTGACACTCCCTCTTTTTCCTGAATATAAAGCATGTCATTCAACCTTGGTTGCCGCTACTAAAGAAGAAAAACTTTATGAACGATTAACATTAGACGAACGTAAAGTTATTCATAAATTAATCAATGAAGGAATTTCTTTAAGCCAAATTGCTATAAAGTTGAAACGTGGCAAGAATACCGTTATTCATGAAGTGAGGATTAATGGAGGGCGGCATTTATATGATGCTATACAAGCGCAAAAAGCATCGGATAAACGTCTTGTTGATAAAGCTAATAAAACAGCAGCAACTTGCGACTCATTACATGCGGAAAAGAAAGAAAAAGAGAATACGAGAATTGCAAATATTGAAATGCAAATTGAAATTCTCATTGATGTCGTTAAAGAATTAAGAAATACCCATAGATAAAAACACCTAACAAAAATTAAAGAAAAAGAAAATGATAATAAAAAAAACAAAAGACTACGACCAATTTAAATTCAGAACAGATAATAGAGAAAGAATAACGCCAAGTCATGTAAAAGCGCTTATTGAATCTATAAAGTCAAGAAACTTACTTGAATTGCGCCCTATTTCAGTTAATGGAGATTTGGAAGTCATTGACGGGCAACATAGACTTCTTGCCGCTAAAGCTTTAATGGTTGAAATCTATTACCAAATGGATAAACAACTTGAAGCAAAAGACATTCTCTTAATGAATGTTTCAAAATCATGGATAATGGCGGATTATTTAAATTTTTATTGTAAAAATGGCAATCAAGAATATCAAAAACTTGCTGATTTCCTTAAAAAGTATAATATTAGTTTAAAAGTAGCTTTAAATATTATGCTAGGAGGTGGCAAAGTTCCTAAATTATATTTTAAAAAAGGTAGTTATATATTTAATGAAGAAGAATTTAATGATGAATTAGATATATGCTGGGACACAATTGGCTATATTAAGCGTATGAATGGATTTTCTAATTATACATCATCTTCGCGCTTTTGGAAATGTTTGATTAAACTTATCCGTCATGCTGATTTCAATGCTACTAAGTGGAGACAAAACCTTGAAAAGATGGTTGAGAGATTCTGTCCGAAAGCTACTACAGATGATTATATGCGCTTGTTTATGGATGTCTACAATTGGCGAAATAATGATAAAATCAATCTGCTTTTGGAAGAAATAGAGGAAAAATAATTAATGAAAGTTAAGGAATAGCATCATGAAGAAAAATATAGGATTGGTTTATGTTGGAAAGATCATAGCTATTGAAGAGATACCAAATGCTGATTTTATCGTTAGCGCGACTGTTGTATGTGGAGTTGGTGGAAAATGGCGAGGTATTGTCAAGAAAGGTGATTTTGAAATAGATAGTAAATGCATTGTCTATCTTCCTGATACATTAATTGCAGAAAGCGAAGAAATGGCTTTCATGAAGAGCAGTAATTGGCGCGTTAAGATGCGTCGATTTCGAGGTGCACCGAGTGAAGTTGTGATTATGCCAGAAATATTTAAAATTAATACTCAAGTTGGTGAAGATATAACCTTATTTATGAATGTCACAAAATATCATAAGCCAATGCCAGCACATTTAAATGGTATGGCGATCGGTCATTTTCCTGATTTTATTCCCAAAACTGATGAACCCAATTACCAACGTTCGCAAGAATTGATCGATTTACTTGAAGGAAAGCCATATTATATCACGGAGAAGGCTGATGGATCATCTACAACGGCATTTAAATATAAAAACCATTTTGGACTATGTAGCCGTAACCTTGAATTAGCTTTTAATGAAGAGAATGGTTATTGGAAAATTGCTTTGAGATATGATTTGTCAAATAAATTGCCGGAAGGAATAGCGCTACAATGGGAAACATGTGGTCCCGGTATTCAAGGGAACCCTATGGGCTTGAAAGAGATAGAAGGATATGCCTTTAGTGCTTACAATATTGTCGAGCATAGATATTTGACGATGCAAGAATTGCTTCATTTATGTTCTGATTCACAATTTCTAACGGTTGCTTGGCTTAAATCAGGCGAAAGTTTTGATAAAAAGCAGCTTGAATATTTAGGTGAAGGTACTTATAGCAATGGAAAGCCTCGTGAAGGTGTTGTGGTACGATCTCAAGAAAATTTACTAGGCCATGCTCCGATAAGTTTCAAGGTGATAAATTTAGGATATGAAAAATAATAACAATAGGAATTAATATGTTACCTTTAAAAGCCCCACAAGATAGATATAGACTTCCGACAGTTCCTGAAGAGCTTGATAATGTTTTTCCTACTACTGAAATCGCGGGGGAAGTTTATGATGCAGCTAAAACTATTTTTACTCAAAATAAAGGCCATATTTCTACAAAAGAATTAAAAGCCAAGCTAGAACTAACCTACGAACAAGCTGTCGCTGTTATGGACTTGCTTAAACAAGATATCAGACCTGAAACCATCATAGCTTGGGCTTCGGAAAATAAAGAAAAATAAAATGTGACGAAAGCGGGTCAAATTTTGGTTAGTGATGAAAAAGGAGAACCTAAATGGGAATATCCTAAAACTCAATAATTATTTTAATACCTAAAGAATCGGATTTAACTTGATCGCATTTTAAATCTATTTCTTTACATTCATCGGCACGACCGGGTCTAAAGTCGCCGGTGATTTCAGCGCATAACGCATCATTTACCCATTTGAACGCCATGGGTAGATTTTCAAATTTATCTAATGACTTTGGCGCATAGCGAATATAAGTAATCGCGCAAGGCAATTTAACTAAATGCTTCACAGTCAGGAATGCCCAAAAGATGGCGTTTTTCTGCGCTTTATGGCGTTTGTGTTTAGTTCGCCAGGCATGGGAACAGTTGGCTTCGCTGATCGTAACAAGGGGAAGAGTTAAAATAACTCTTCCCGGCTCAATTTCGGTAGTAGAAGGCAAGAACTGCTTTTGACGGGCCTTCCTTAGTTTCTCAACCTTTATCGATCGATCCATACAGACCATATCTTTTTCGATCGTCTTAGACTGTTTTTGACGCCTTCCTTTCGATTTTGGAATTAGATTAGAATCCTCAAAACGGTAACTGCTCTTCCGCGGCGACCTCTTTCATGCTGGTTGGCTGTTGATGGACGATTGCTTGGGGATTGGTAGTATGAATGCTGCGAAGCGCAATCGTTTGGTTGACTTTGTCGCGTAAGAAATCTTGAATCTCATCATCGGCCGAACGGCTATCGAAGAGGAAGCAAGGGATATATTTCTTTTCGCCTAAGCTATCCGTTGTCGTGTAATTCGCCGCCGTGAAGAAGGAACCGGTGCCGTCTTTTGTCTTAACATGCTTATATCTAAGCTCCAGATCTCCAAGAGGTTGCTTTGTGTTCGGATTGAATAAACTAACTTTTATTTTAGCAATTCCGAGCATGTATTGGTCGGTTGGAGTTGGGATATAAGACATGAATTTAAAATTTTCCATTGACATTTCCTAAAGTGTTAAAAGTTTGAAGTATCCGGAAATCCCGGATAGTTGAATTATATTATTTAAGTTATTTAACCGCAATGTTTTAATTATATTTTCTTGTCAAGAATTGATAATTTTCTTCAAAAACATCTAACTTTCTTAATTGATTTATAAACTTTTGTTTAACCTCTTCTGATGAGAATTTACGAATACATAAAAATTCAATAAGAATTTTTTCTAAATCCCAATCACCCCAAGTTTTAGAGGCATTTCCTATATCCCATGAAAATTTCTCATGTAAGAAGCGATTCCTAAAACCGCCGTTCTCAATAATAAATTCATGAATTTCAATATCTATTATTTTCTTTAATTCAACATCTTCATTCCAAAGAATCCTACAATCTTTAATTTTCATAATGCTCCGCGTAAATTTTCCATTGTTCTAAAAAGTGTATCCACAAATAAATTTGGGTTATATTTTAAAGGAATTTCCTTTTTTATATTTCCATATTCACAAATCACTAATGTTTCTTTAAGTTCCCAATTAAATTCAGGATATTGATCCCTAAATCCAGGGAAAAATTCATAATTTTCTTTAATTGAATCATATCCAACTGGAACATCTTTTCGAAGAAAAGTGGTCATAAGCGCTCCGATGCTTCTTTTCTTTTTTATCGCACACACAGCTTTGTAAACGCATTTTAATCTTTCAAGACTATAATTTTTTGACCACCAGCATAAAGTACCAAGTCTTGTGTTAATTTTTTGTGATTCCAGCCATGAAAGAGATAATTGTTGTTCCGCAGTAAGTTTGTATTTATGCGAAGCTTGAACACCTTCCTGGGTTAATTTATTTATTTGAAAAGCATCATCCGGACAATGTCTTATATAGACATTATCATTAGTGTTAGATTGTGTTAGATCATGTTGGGTGTACGGAGGTACCTTGTTTAAAGAAATTTCTGGTTGTACGGAGCTTGATTTTTTGTGTTCTTTGATTCCATCTCTAGATATATCATCAACGATATTTTCAGATACTTTAGGTTGTACGGCGGACGAATCTTGAGGTTGTACGGCGGGTGTACGGAGGTCATCAAAAGCTGTACGGAGCTTTGTTTTTATCAACTCGCAACTATCTGAATATGTGACAGTTACAACCGTTTCTGCGTGTACGGTGGTACCAAATTTACCTTTATTTATAAAATTTATTTTATATAGGTGTTGAAGAGCTTCTTGAAGTCCAGATCTACTATATTGATCTTCAGGATTGAGAGTTTCGTTGAATTTTTCTCGGAGTTTGTTGAGGCTCCAAACATATTGCCCATAGGTCAAGATTTCCCCTTTGTAAAGATAAGATTCAATAGAAACAGCTTTTCTCATTAAAAAAAGAAAAAGCTCTCTACGTTTAAGAGATAGTTTAAGCCACTCTTTATTAGATTCTAAAGAAATTGGTATTGCTCTATAGGGAATTGAAGACATAGCACCTCACAAAATGATTGAAATCAATTGCTTCGAATGCTACTATAGAAACCAGCAAGTTTCGTATAGTGCGTATCGACGCTCTAAAAATGCCCGGCCGGCAAAGCTGGGCATTTTCATTCAATACCCTAGCACAATTTCCTCTTACATAGCAATCACGAACCACACCAACAAAATTTATTAGTTTCGTCGTCATATGTGCACTTTTTGAAGTTAGGTAAGATGGCCACGCGGAATCTATCGATCTCTGTTGAGATGATAAATCCTTTCGATTCCAAATATCGAAGAGGCCCTTTGATTGCTTTGTCTGGTTCATGGCGATCGTCGTAGGTGAGGAGTTTGTAAAATCTATAGTAAGAGCAGGTAAAATTTATTAACGCAACACAAGGGTTTCCGAGCGTGACGAATCGGCATGCGCATTCATCGCATAAGAGGTAAAAGTAGCTATGAGGATTCGGCTTCATCTTCAATTACCTTTACGTCGATAAAGTAACCTTTGTCTGTTTCCTCGTAAGTCAACAAGCCGATGGTACTTAATGATATAATAACGTTTTTGAAGATGGTGGGGGAAGTTTCAAGGTATCGCCGTATTTTCTTTTTTTGGATAAAGAAAAGATCATTTTTCTTTTTGTTTTTCCAAAGAAAAATAAACACTAGAGCGGCTCTAGGGCAATTTTTTAGGATATGGGTGAGACAGGACCTTGGCGGGAAGTCATAATAATCGTTCATATTTCTCAATGAATTGTTGCATTTTATTAAGAAAATGTGCATATTCATTGGCGAATATATTGCATTTTCTTGAGATTGTTAATGTAATTTCTTTAATATATTGCATTTTTTTTAATGTTATTTTGAATATTTCATTTTTTTATAATGTTAAATATATTTCTATTCTCTTGCGGGGACACTTATTGGCGTTCGTTTCCCCGTTTTTCATACTCTTTTCAAAAATTATTATCAAGTATCTTTTGGTTTTATCAATGCATTTTTTTGAGAAATCAAGATAGATCTTATATAATATGCAACAGAAGTTCCAAGACATAAACCTGTCGCCACATTTATAAAAAGATCGATGCAATTATACAAACCAAAAATTGTACTACCGGTAATTGCAAATATTATTGCTTTTTCTCTTAATGAAATATTCATGTTTTTTCCTAATTTAATGATGTTTTTCCAAAGTCAGCATCGCTTTTAAATAATATATTACAGCATTTATAAAGCAAAAAAGCGCAGTCCCGGCAATAACCATGTCATCTTTAAAATAAATTCCAAAAGTTAACAACCCGGCTAAAATTAAAATTGTTCCTTTATCAAATGATGAAATATTCATGTTTTTCCTATTTTAAATTATTATGTTAAATGTAATTGTTGTTTTTTTGGGAGGAAGTATGAAAAAAGTTCTCGATGAATTGATTTACGGCTTTCAAACTGACCCGGAATTTCGCATTCTAGTTCTTGATGTTGCATTATTTTTGTCTATTGTTTTTTTCGGTATCGCCACGTGGGGAAGTTATTGATTGATCGATCCAATCATATAGCGTAACACGGCCATTTGTTTTTTTTTCTATTTCATAAGCTAAAGAAATATTAGGCACGTGGCCTTTTTTCAAAATATTAAATAAAGTACAAGTACTTGTTCCGATTTTCTCAGCGAATACGTTATTTTTGATCCCTCTTTCTCTAAAGAATTCTATCAATAATTCATGCGCTTTCATTGTTATTTACCTTATTTTTCAGTTTATTTTTCTTGTTAAAAAATTAAGAAAACTTATACAATCACGAAGCATAAGAGCAAGCCGCTTTTTAAATCAAGGAGAATAAAAATGAACGCCATACAAGAAGCTTTAGAATATATAGATAAAGCAAGTAAAATATTAGAAGAACATGTAAATAACCCAAAGAATTTCAATTCGATTTATGCGAATGATTTTGAGATCAAAAGCTATGAATTATTTGTGATTGCAAATTCCATCAAATGCACTTCTAACCGATATGGGGTAGCATGATGTGGATGGAAGGTTGTAATTCAGAAATAATTAAATTCTATGTTCATGTTGATGATATCAATTATCATGAAGAAGAAGACGAAGATTTTGAAATAGAAAAAGATCAAGATGATGAAGAAAAATGCCCTAGATGCAATTCGCAGCCGGGCTGTAACTATTGCTTATAAAAGGAAAATAATATGGGAATTGTAGAAGTCATTACAGTTTTTGCAATTGTAGCTACCAACCTAGGTACTGTCATAGCATTATATTGCCAAACTGATAGAAAACTAGATGCTATTCATCTTGAGATGAAAGACTTCCACGGAAGACTGTGCGCTATTGAAGAAAGAAATAAGAAATAAAAAAGACGGGAAGGGTGAACGGGGCCCTTCCCAAGACAAAGACGACGACGAAAGACAAGACTACCTAACAAATTCTAATATTATAAAGAAAGATATATATATCAAGGAAAATTATGACTACTACGCCAAATTTACCAACTTTAACCGATGAATATTGCATGAAAGAATTCGGATGGACTAAATCAAGATTTGAAGTAATACAGAGAACTTATTTTAAAGGACTGACTATCGACGATATCGCCATCTTTGGTCACGTTTGTAAGCACGTCGGACTTGATCCATTCTTGAAACAAATCTATCCCGTGATTAGAGAAACTAAACAAAAGGACGGCTCCAAGAAGCCTACAATGAGCATCCAGACAGGCATCGACGGTTACCGAGCCATTGCCGAAAGGACTGAGAAATATAGTCCCGGCAAAGAGCCATTATTTAAATATGATAAAGACGGTAGATTATTCTCTGCCACTTCCTATGTCATGAAAATGACTAAAGATGGTAAATGGCATGAAGTTGCTGCAACGGCTATTATGTCCGAATATAGACCTTCTTTTCAAAATGATTTCTGGGCAACCAAACCTCATATCATGCTCTCAAAATGTGCTGAAGCTTTGGCATTAAGAAAGGCTTTTCCTGCTGAATTGTCCGGTGTTCTTACAAAAGAAGAAATGGATCAAGCAGATAAAGAAGAAATTCCACTTGCAGATTTTGAAGATGTCACACCAGAAAATGAATCAGTGATTAAAGAGCCTGAATCAGTGATTGAATTACCTGCAAAATCCCCTGAGCAAAGGGTGGGCATAATTACTTTAGAACAACTGAATGAAATTATGAAAGGTATGTCCGAAATGCCTCTAGAAATTCAAACAAATTATAAAAAATACATGAAAACTACTTGGGACGTTACAGAATATGCCGATCTTCCTTGTGAAGCTTATGGCGTGACTATGAAAGCGATTCACAACACAAAGCTAAATAGAGCACAGAATGCCAGTAATTAACCTTGAGCAAGGCTCAAAAGAATGGTTAGATTATCGCCGACGTAAAGTTATGGCTACTGATACGCCCATTATTTTGGGTTCCAATCGCTGGAAAACCGCATTTGAACTTTGGGAAGAAAAATTAGAGCTTAAAGAACCGCAAGAAATTAATGAAGCTATGCTTAGAGGTCAACAATTAGAGGAAGAAGCTAGAAAATTAGCTTCTTCTCTTACTCTTATAGATTTTAGACCTGCTGTAATCGAAAGTATTAAATATCCTTGGTTAGCGGCTTCATTAGATGGTCTTGGATGGCTTAATAATCAATATATACTTGAAATTAAATGCCCTAAAGAGCGCACACATTTAGAAGCTATTGATGGTATCCTCCCTTCTTATCACTTAGACCAAATTCAACATCAATTACTTTGCTCGCAAGCTGATATATGTTATTATTTTAGTTATCGACCAGAATATAAAAAAAATCCTTATACAATTATAGCAATTCGACGAGATTTAGGAAAATGTGCTGAAATAATTTTTAAAAGTGAAGGATTTTATCAAAATATGTGTACAATGAATTCACCTGAAGAATGGAAACTCGCTAAAAGATAAAAGGAAAACCTATGAATCTAATTAAACTATTAACTTTATTTATGTTAACTTCATGCGCCTTGACTGTCAATCAAACCCATACGCAAGATCAGGGGACAGATACTCTCGATGAAAATCAGACGGCTCAACCAACAGTGTCACCAACGCTAGATATTCCTCAATCTGCTTTTTAGGAATTCCCTCGTCTTTTAAAGAAGGCTCTAGATTCTTTCTTAAGATTTTACGAGCTTTCTTTTTTCCGAAATTATCGGCTAGAATTATGGCAAAGTCATGCAATGAAATAGTTCCATTGGCAAAAGCTTTTTGAATGTCTATGAAGTCAAATTTTTTCATAATTTAACTCGTATGGCTTTATTGACAAGGTCATAATCTTCATTCATGATACTACCATTAATACATAGAATATTATTTTCATCTCCAAAGCCTGGTTTCTTTAAAATTAATTGTTTTCCGCCATGCTCATGAATATGTCCATAAACCAAAAGTTTTGCTTTCACGCGATCAAGAGTATCTAATAAGGACTTACTACCAACATACTCAATTTCTTGCGATTTACCGGAAAATCTTCTTTTATTAATAGCATCATGGATACCATAAGGCGGACCATGTGTAATGAGAATATCGATATCATCTGGGATTAGGTCATATTTCTTCTTTAAATCGGCTTCAGAGCCCGTAAAAGCTTTGCAATGAGGGTTTATCCCCTGAAACCATAAAGACCAAGGAGCACCCCATATCTTCAATCCTTCAAATTGCATGCCAGAATCTTCAAGATAATGAATATTTTCATCTTTAAAATTTAAATCCAATCCTTGTTGAATTTTATTGTCATGGTTCCCGGCTATTACAATTTTGCATCGATATTCTTGATCAATAAGCCATTCGAAAAAATCTGTATATTGAATATATTCATCACGCCCGGTTAAATCGCCGGCGATAATAAGTAAATCGCCGCCTAGAAGTTCGGGGAATTCTCCATGAAGGTCACTAATGCAATCGATAATCATTTCTAATCTCTTTTAATCTTTGATTTCGCAATGATAGCACAAATTGCCAAGCAAATTAGAAAGAATGCAAATGGGTGTTCTAATATTAATTTTAAATATTCCATTTTTAAATCCTCTCAAAATCTACGCTTTCAGAATAATAACCATTAGATTCTCCATACCAGCGGATAGTCACAGCGCCTTGAAAAGTAGAGAGTTCATAGAATGTCCATGTAAAGGAAAAATCATGGTTATTTGGAGGATTTTCATCACTACATCTTTCTTCAGCGATTAAAATAGGCGATCCAATTAACCAAGACAATTCACCGCATATATCTTCAATGAAAACAGATTCACAACAATCTCGTACATGATACATCTTGAAAATTTCGCCTTCATTAGTAATGAAAATTAACTCGTAAGAATCTTTATCTCCAATTATCTTTGTAAGAACTTTACCTTTTAAAACTCCAATGCCAATATCAATCATTCTTTTTTTCCTCTATTATACCACGACCAAGCATGATAAAAATATCCGTGTCTTCAAGTTTATAAACATGATTACCGCGCTCCATTTCATCTTTGCAATCTTTCCAATAGGCAAGAGCTAATATAGCATGTCTTTGCGCTTTGTCCAAGTTTCTATTAGAATGATCACCATATAAAAAACTTTTAAAGCGGTGTATAATATATTCAATAATAAACATATAAGAAAACCTAAAAATATGTATAGAATAAAAAACCTACATTGATTTTACAATGTAGGTTTAAGGAGTTTTTAAAGCAAGAATGAATGAGGAAAATTATTTCTTTTTTTTCATATCTTTTTTCATATCTTTTTTCATTTCTTCTTTCTTCATGCCTTTCGCCATTTTAGCACCTTTGCATGACATTTCTGACATTTTTTTCATGATAGACCCTTATTTTTTTACAATTTGATTTGTTGATTTATGAGCTTGAAGAATTTCGATTATTGCATCAATTGCAGCATCTTTAGCGCTATCACCTGCTTCTAAATTACCAATTACGTCAGCAATAAGTGATTCGAGATAAGAAATAGCGGTATGAAATAAAGAAATATTTCCTAAACTAGCAAAAAGTTTATTGAACATTTTATTTTCCTTTCTTTTTAGGAATTTTGCCGCCAGCTTTTCGATTAACATCGAGAGCAATTGCGATAGCTTGTTTTTTAGGTTTTCCGGAGGATTCTTCAATTTTTATATTCTTTCCAATCGCGCTTTTTGAAGCACTTTTAATTAAAGGCATAATGTTCCCTTTTAAAAATATTCTATAACGATAACTTGGCCACTAGCGCCATTTCCACCAGCACCAGAAGCGTTAGAGCTTAGATTACCACCACCGCCGCCGCCACCACCAGCAGGTTGCGCACCATTTCCGCCAGATCCTGCAGTAACGGTTCCGTTATTGCCACCGCCTCCACCACCTGTGCCACCAACAAGAAGAGAAGATACTGGTGTATTACCATTACCTGCATTTGCACCCGCTGAACTACCAGCTAAGCCACCAGCAACAATAACATTTAAACCACCATCAACAATACTTGCTGCAGGGCCACCGGCAAGAGCGGTTGTGGCTGTATAACCAGAGCCACCACCGCCAGATGTCGCCCATCCGTAAATACTATTAGCTGTTACCACAGATTGCCCAAGCATTCCATTTCCACCAATAGTAGTAGGTGCGGTGCCGCCAACAACATTATTATTCCCATCATATGTATTAAAGAAAGATCCTATTGCTCCACTAACATTACCTGTGGAACCGCCTAAGCCACCAATACCACCACCAGCAATAATAATAGTTCCAACAGATGAGGGATTTCCGTTATTACCTGGATTTCCAGATGTAGTAACAGCATTAATAAAAATTCCGCCTGTTCCACCCGTTCCAATAGTAATAGTATAAGGGCTAGCAGTTAATAAAGAGGCAAACGTTTTTAGATATACTAAATTACCACAACCACCACCACTACCACCGCCAGCGGCTGCACTAACTCCACAACGACCACTTCCGCCGCCGCCTCCGCCGCCCCATACATAAAATTCAACAATGTTTGCTTTTGGATCTATAGTCCAAGTACCGCTAGAAGTGAAAGTTGTAATTTTTGAGGATGCACCTGCTCCTGAATCTTGAAAAGTAGGGTCAAAACCTGCACCATTAGAGGTGAAAACCTGGCCAGAGGTTCCAGTAGTCGAAGCAGTAAATGCACTATTACCTTCCGCAATAACAATACCATTAGCTGTCAATCCGCTATCTGTTCCAATAGACGCAAAAGTTGGACTTGATCCATTTCCTGTACCTATTAAAGTTTTTCCAGCCGCAGCAGTTCCAACATTAGCCATATGACTCTCTCTTTAGAAATATTCTATTATAATAATTTGACCGCTAGCACCAGCTCCGCCGCCGCCTGAAGTAATAGAGCTTACACTTCCACCACCGCCGCCGCCTCCACCGCCCCCACTTGGAAATGCACCATTTCCACCAGTTCCAGCAATATTATTTATACCATCAATACCACCGCCGCCGCCGCCTGTTCCACCAATTAAAAGTTGAGATATTGGCGAGTTACCATTACCTGCGGTTGCACCTGTTGAAGCACCAGGCAAGCCACCAACTACAAGGATATTACCGGCATTATCAATAATATTTCCTGCACTATTACCAGCTCTAGCAACTCCAGAAGTATAACCAGAGCCGCCACCGCCTCCTGTGGCCCATCCATATGTTGTATTATTACCTGGAAACCCTGTTGTTCTAGAACCTTGTTTACCTGTAGTTTCAATTCCTGGTACATTATTACCAGCAAAAAAATGTTGAAAGAAACTAAAACCTGGTCCTGAGCTTAAAGAAGACGTTCCACCCTTTCCACCCTTTCCACCAGCCGCAATAACAACAGTTCCAACAGATGAGGGGTTTCCATCTGTTCCAATATTTCCATTTGATGAACCAGAAACAGGTAAGCCACCAGCTCCGCCGGTACCGATTGTAATGGTATAAGGACTAGAGGTTAACAATGAGGCAAAAGTTTTAATATCAACTAAACCACCTGGGCCAGCTCCTCCTCCTCCAGTACTTCCAGTAGTTAGAAGTGAAGCACCACTTCCACCACCACCACCACCACCCCATACATAAAATTCAACTATATTAGCTCGTGGATCTATAGTCCATGTTGAATTCGAAAGGAAAACAGTCGTTTTTGAACTAGGTGTTGATTGAAATGAAGGATTAAAGCCCAAACCATTAGATTGTAAAAGATCTCCAGCATTGCCGACATTGGTCGTGGTAAAAGCACCATTGCCTTGAGCAATAACGATTCCATGAGCAGTTAATCCACTATTTGTTCCAATAGATGCAAAAGTCGGACTTGATCCATTCCCTGTGCCAATTAAAGTTTTTCCAGCAGCAGCAGTTCCTACATTAGCCATTAAAAAGCCTCGTAGTTAGCACCTTGGAACCAGATTTCTAAAGATTCAAAGTTATCCGTAAAAACATAAGTAGTTGCTCCGTCAATTGTCGTTACTCCTCCAGGTGTAGTAAGTGTAATAGCATTTGTTGCGGCTTGTCCTAATCTGTCTTTAATAATAAATTTACGATTAGCTGTTGGAGTATTTGGGAGATTAATTGTGACAGGTCCAGCAGTAGAATTTACCGATAAGAAATAATCTGTAGCTGTGACAGTATAAGGACTCATAGCCGTAGTAACATTCGTATAAGATGCTGGACTAGTTCCTATAAGGGAAACCTGACCACTTCCATTAACTGTGAAATCACTAGAGTTAAATGAGGCTACCCCTACCGTGGAAGTTGTGGCATTAACTCCTGATACTACAACCGCCCCTGTTGCTGGCGATGCAGAAACTCCATTAGCTCCGGTAACTGAGGTTATAACTCCGCCACTGCCGGCTGCCGATTTATAAATTTGGCTCATTTTATTTCCTAAAATTTATTTATATAAGTATAAGAAATTGAAAATGTTCCTGAAGCACCATTTCCATAAAATTGTGTGCCTAATGGGAATGTATAAAGATCATCATCTAAAACTATAGCTTCACCGGCTGAAAATGTTTTCCATTGAATAAGACCACCGCCATTATTTGAAATGGAAAGTACGACGGGAGCCGTACTTTGATTATCAAGAATTAATTTCACGGGAGTATATAAAAGAGTACCAATTAATACTGAACTTCCTGTCATAGCTGTAATAAGCTCAGGGGCTGGAAGCATTTGTTGATAAAGAATATAATCCGACATTATTCCACCTTTGGAGCTTCTATAGGTTCCACTTTAGTTTCTTCTACTGGGGCTGTTGCCGCTGCTACTTGTGCTTCTAATTGAGCTTTCGCATTATCCTCAACTTGGCCGATCCATTTCAAACATTCAAATAAAGCTGATTTAGCAACATCTAAAGGACAATTTTGATCAAAATGAAAAAAAGTTTCGATCCCATTGATTACAGATCTAAATTGAGTAATATTTTTTAACATTTACATTTCCTAGGGTTGATGGTTAAGAATTTATCTTATCCACCAACCTAAATTATTTACAATTATCTTTAATTAATTATCATCCATGCAATATTTGAAACGTCTGTTGTTGCAAGTGAAGTTGCATTAGCTGTTAACCATGCATTGATAACGAATGAAGTACCGTTAACAATTGTACCCACGCTTAAGATACCTAGCGCTGCGGCTCCTGTTGACCCTACTGTCAATCTTGATAAAAAGATAAGTGAGTTAGTCGTCACAGCTGTTGTTGAAACTATCGCTGAACCTCCAACTAAAGTAACTGAACCGAAACTATTAGCACCTGCTGTAATTGTAGTAGCTACGTTGGCACTAAGAATCTTATTGCCAGCTGTAACGAAATTCAAGTTTCCTGTTACGTTTACATTTCCTGAACCTGCTCTAAGATTAACGGCCGAAGTTGTATTGACTTGACCAATAGTTACTGAGCCAGACGTAATAGCTGTACCAATAGAGACAGATCCTGTCGTAATACCTGTTCCTATAGCTATTGTAGAGCTAGTACCACCCGTTAAAGTGAATGCCTGTCCTGCCACTACACTTAAAGCAAGTGTTGCGCCTGATGCTATTGTAATATTTCCAGAAGTCGCACTTCCTAGATTTAAAACGTGAGCTGCTGCGCCAGTGCCAATATTTACTGTTCCTGCTGTTGTTGCTGCCACAGAACCAAAAATATTAGCTACTAGAGTACCGCCCGTCGCATTTCCATTAAACAAGTTGAAAGTTTCTGTTCCAGATGCAATAGCGCCATTAAACATGCTGATAGTTCCAGCACCACCAGCGATAACCCCATTTAATACTTGGAATTGTTGCGTTCCTGTTGTATTCGCTCCCCCTAAAAATTGTGCGGATTGAGTGAAAGCACCCGAAGTCACCCCAGCCAACACTGATAAGGTTTGATTTGCTCCAGGCGTTGCGCCAGATAAGATATTTACTGAATTTGCGCCTGTATTTGTCGCAGCATTAGAAATATTTACAATCTGACCAGCTGTTGAAGCACCTAGAGTGATTGCTCCTGTCTGTGTTGCCGAGCCAATAGTCATTGTCGCGCCTGCTGTGGCTGTCGATAATGTAAAGTTCCCTGCTGAACCTACAACAATTCCTATAGCTCCAGCCGAAGCACCGCCAATTGTAGTCGCTGCACCGCCTGAATTATTAATTAATGTAGTTCCTACAACTGTAAGAGCACCAAGAGTTGTTAAACCTGTAAAAGTAGAAGTTGAAGAAACTGCAAGAGTCGTTAAAGAAGATAATCCAGAAACTCCCAAAGTCCCAGTTATGACAGTATTTCCACTATTAACAACGCCTAAAGTTGAAGTACCTGTTACGCCAAGAGTTGTAGAGAAAGTCCCAGATGTTGCGCTTAACGCTGCAATTGTTGATGCCCCTGTAACGCTTAATGTTGTCGAAAATGCACCTGACGTTGCGCTTAATGCTGCAATTGTTGATGCTCCAGTGACTGCAAGTGTTGAGCTAAAAGAACCGGTAGTTGCACTTAGAGCCGCTAATGTTGTAGCTCCAGTGACTCCAAGAGTTGTTCCTACTGTTATAGCTGCCGCTGCTGCTAAAGTTCCCGATGCTGCAAGTGTTGTAAAAGCTCCAGATCCTGCCGAACCATTCCCAATTGGAAGAGATGCTGCATTAGATAATGCCGAAGCAAGAGAAGCTGGATTAATAACATGATTATCCGTTAAAAGTCCTGCTTGTGCCTGTGCATTTGTTGCAAGAAATACAAAACCTTGTTGTGCGGTAGTAGCAGGAACGCCAGCACCAACGACAATCGCCGATAATGCTGTAGCGACGTCATTAGCTGAAGATACATAAGCAGAACTAGGTGCACCCCCAGATTCAGTTTGGGTAAGAGTAGCAAGAAAAACACTTCCAGCGCTTGTTGTAGTAGCTAAAGCACCACCTGCTTGAGACCACAATCCAGCTCCAACAGTCTCATAGATGATGCCATTAAAAAGCCATCTTGTTCCTGGATTATAAACATCATTTATAGTTGGCGCACGCAATGCATAGCCAATAAATTGAGGATAAACAAACGCGTCTACACCTGTAGCAAAGGGCGTTCCCTGGGCGGTATTACCTAATGAGGCTGTCATAATAAAACTCCTTTTAATAATCTGAATTTAAATTTTAAGTAGATAAATTGCACGTACTATCTAAAGTTTTTAATGCAACTTCCTATAATTGTATCCACCGGCTTTGATATAGGCGTTTAACGAGGCCCCTAAACTTGGGTTCTTTCCTTTCCACCATTGGCCATATTCATTTTTACCATTGGTTTTTGCTGTCGCGTTTCCATGACTAAAGAGATTGAAAATGCTGTCTGGTACATTGTCATATTCATAAAGTGAGCCACCTTGGAAACGGACTTGTAATTTCTTGTTTCTAGGATTGAATCTAAAGCCATAGACATTGCTTGATTGTAGATCGGCTTGAGGAATTCCATCAGCTTGCCCTATATGTTCAATAGGATTATTTCTTTGAAGTTGTTGAATCGTTTGAGCGAGTAATGTTGGATTTTCTAACAATCCTTGAAGTGAAGGATCTTGGAATTCTCTTAAATAAGAAACAAAGGCTTGTTCTTGACCACCGGCTAGAATCCATAATAAGTTCGCATTCTCTGAAGGAGAAGGACCATTAATCACTTCAGGGGGAACATTGTCAACATCTGGGCCACCACCAAATTCTTGAATAAAACGATTCGTTCCTCCCAATAATCCAGCTATTGCTTGCTGAGTTTCTTCATTGATATTACCGGAATTGGCATCAACATAATCCATCAAAGTTTGAATATTACGTATAAGTTCTTGAATTTCTGGAGGCATTATTTCCTTTGAAATTTCTGCATGGTAGATTGCATTTGTTGCATAATCTGCATGAGTGCAGGATCAACGCCGCCACCTGGTTGTGCTTGTTGTTGCGCACCTTGTTGCATTTGCCCTTGAGGATTTTCCTCAGTTTGTTGTTTTGTCGCCGAATTGCCGCCGTAAATTTGTTCTACTAATGATACAAAAGGAATCTTATGATCTTTCTCTATCTGTTTGATTGCTTTCTGTTCTTCGGGATAAATTTCAATCAATGAAACAGCTTGAGCAGGTGTTAAACCTTTCTTAATAGTCTTTTCTAAGAATTCATGAAGCTTGTCGCTATATTGCTGAATGATATTGCGGTTTTCTTTTGGTTTATTAGAATTTTCTTCTTGAGCATCTTCAGCTTTTCCTTTAATGAATGAAGAAATATTATCCCAATCTTGACCAGCCGATAAAGCTTTCGAAGCAAAATTGCCTAATCTTGGATCAATCTTTGAAAGTCCTTTAATAGCCAAATCTTGTGGAACAAATTTATTTAAGAAAGGTAAAGCTCTGCCTAAAATAGACCCGCCAGCTATAGCAGTCGCAGCAATCCCAATACCTTCTTTAGCAATCTTTCCAGGAACTTTTGATTGACGAATAATTTCATCTGAGGCTTCTTGATATGGTTGTTGCATTATTTTTGCTCCAATAATTTATCTAAGCCTGAGAAAGAAAACATCCATGCATCATCTAGAGTGTTTTTAAAATCTCTAGGTTTATCTAATTCTCTTGCTTGTCTTTCAGTTAGATTTAACTTTTTTCTATTCTTATCAATATAATCCATCCAAACTTTAGGATCATAACCACGCGATTCTATTTCAGCGGCAATAGATAAAGGACTAGCATCACCATTTTTTCTAAGTAGAGGAGCTAATTTTTCAGAAATTTCTAATGATTTATTTTGTTTTTCTTTAGCGGGATCTTCTTTTTCAAAATAACCTTTTTTGAAACTTGGTTTAGCTTCTAAAGAAGGAAGTTTCAATATCTCATTATTTAATTCTTTATGATCACTAATCGGATAAGCTAAATAATAGGCTTTATTTGGCGATAAACTATTTTTTGAAATAAAAGTATCGGCTAGATTTTCTTGGTCATTTCTTTCTTTAAATTTTGTCTGAAGTGATCTTAAAGCTGCTTTATTATCTGAAGGAGAACGACTAAGAAGTTTCCAAGAACCTACCGTTTCAACGGCTTTATAATCTCTAGAAATAGCATCTAATTCTTTACCATATTTCTTTTTAGCTTCTTGCTCAGTTAATCCTTCTCCGCCATCTTCTTTTGAACGAACAGCATTCAAAGCTTTATCTTCAATTTCGCTATAAACATTTCCTGGGATATGAGCACCAAGCAATTGATTTTGTTCTTTTAATCCTTCTTCAACTTTATTTTGAACTGCTTGTTCTTTTTGACGTTTTCCTTGTAATGCAGTACTAATAGCTTGTTCTTGAGCATCTTCCTGCACAGCAGCCTGATATGCTTTATCAGGATCTTTTGCATATAATGCTGGGTTATTTGTTAGAAGTTGGCCAGCGCGTTGTTGTAGTTGATCAAAAGATTTGGGGATATAAGGGTTTAATGTGGCCTCAATAGGTGTTCGAGTTGTGATTGATGGACTTTGTTTTTCATTTCCTTCTTGTCCATTTAATGTTTTTGGAAATGGAGAAGATTGTTGTTGATTTTCTTGATTAGCTTTCTCTTGAAGGGCGGAGCTAACACCTTGTTGTCTTAACAAATGTGATCCGCTCTCAATCATCTGAGGAGTAATACCAGGAATAGATGATAATTTTGTGAATTGCTCGAATGGAGATAAATTATTATTCTTTGATAATTCTTCAAGACCACTAGCTAAACGCGATCTCTCAATCTCTTTAGGAACTTGTTCGGCTAATCCTTTGCCTACTCCACTTCCTATACGACCGAAAATATTTCCCTTTTTTACTTCATAAGACATAATTAGCGTCCTCCATAATTTAGAGAATTGGCTCCAGCTTGTGCAGCATTTGCGGCATTACCATAAGGACTACTATTAGCCCCTACTTTATTACCACCAAAGGAATTCTTTAACCAATTACCTGCCAAGCCACCAGCTGCCGAACCTAAAGGCCCGGCAAAAGAACCTATTGCTGTACCGACCGCCGGAGCTACTTGAGATAAAAACCCTTCGCTTCCCGGTTGTGTCATAACATCTTGGCTAAAGTTTTGTAAACCTTGTTGTCCTATATTTTGAAGACCTTGCGCACCAGATTGTCGAAGATTAGCACGAATAGCACCTAGTCTTTCCGAAAGATCGGTTCCTGCATTCACAGCTGCATTTCTAAAACCCGAACTTGATAATCCTCCTGATCCCATGCCTGCAAACTGTTCGGCTAAATCTGGAATAGTTTGTTCATTAAATTGTCTCTGTTGAGGTGCTGCAAAAGCATTATAATCTGCACTATCATCACTTAATAAATTTCTGTAATAATCTGCTGAGTCTCCAAAAGCTCCACCGGCTCCTTGTTGTTGGCCAGCCTTTTGCAATTGTTGAAATCCTGGCTGTTGCTCTGGAAGTAATGTAGATACTCTTTCATGTTTTTCGGGACTTCCAGTAAAGAACTTCCCAACACTTGATAAAAATCCGGCCATATATACCTCTTAAATTTCTTGAATATATTCGATTACTGTCCACGATCTATCATAAGCGGCCGCAACTGTTATAATAATATTTGTAGCATCATATGATATAGTATCGGCACCATTTGGGATCGGCTCGCCTATTAATGCTAATGAATTAGTTGCTCCAGCATAAAGTTGCATCAAAGTAAAATTTGCATCGACAACTATACCATGAGCAAATGTGTTAACTCCAATCACTAAAGGACTGCAATTAATAACCTTTCTCAAAATAGTTCTAAATTGCTCTGAAGTACCGCTTGTATTTGCTCCCGGAATAAATTGCTTTCCACTAATCAATTCCTCATCTAAGAAGAAACCAATTTCTCGCACATTAATGGCATTAGAGATTTTCTTTAACGTTTCTACAAGAAAAGGCCGTGCATCATCCCATTCTTCAGGGACCGCATCATAAACAGGAACATAACTTTCAAATAATTGACTGCTAAGTGTCATGTATCAATCCTTACAAAACGCATTGTCCAATAAACCGTCGTTAGTGGAGTTGCTGAATTATTTTTTAACTGTAAAATATTTCCTGTAGCACTAATAACTAAAGAAGGTATGGCCGCTTGAGCGAAAGTAAAAAAGTTAGTTCCATTCCAAAACACTGTCGAAACGTTTTTTAATCCATTTATTGCAACAAACCCTGGTAAAGTATAATCAGCGGCGTAAACATCGACAACAGCTCTTAAAATTCCTGTAAAATCTAATAAATTAGTAGTTGCTAAAGGTGCTAAAACAATTGCTGTCGAAGGTGATTGTAAACTTGTTAAAGGCGTAGGAACGGCATTAGTAGGGCCACGAGAATATTGCAAAACCCCTAAAGGTACTGTTTGTTGGAAACCATAGGCTTTAGGGTCTGTTGTAGTAACTGGTGGCAATCCTGTAGGTGGAGAATCAATAAATACTGGTGTTGTCACCTGATTATGCTTTCCATTATTAGCCGTCAGATCGGAAAAAGCAAAATGATCTCTTCCAAAACTTGTATTTGCTGTTTGAAAATTCAATAGCAAATCACCTTGACTATCGCTTAAATCATCATTAGGCTGCGGCACATTAGGATTGAAGCTCAAAATAACCCCCTAAGTTTAAGTCATA